TTAATTTATATGTCTTTTATTATTTAACGAAAGAAAAAAGTGCATATAGAGTTAAACACTCTACACACACTAAAAATTATACAACCGAAATAATTATCTGAATAGACAGGTAGTTATTTTTTTTCTAATTGTTATTGACATTATTAAAAAAAGTGTTATTATAAAAAACAATTAGTATTTTGTAAGTGTCGGAATGAGGTGGTCTTTATGGTGAGAAAACTTCAATTTGGGCTAGTTCCTAAATCGTTACCAAGTACAAATTCTCTTACAGGATTAATGACCTCTCAAAATGATACTATTAAGAAGAGCAGTACCCCACAAAAGAAGTGGACTGTTCTTCTTTTATTTTTATAGGAGGTTCTTATGAAGTTGTTAGATAATGAAACAATAAAGAAGTATGATTATAAGAAGACAAGAGCTAATGTAGATTTATTCATGAAAGACTATGAAGAAAATTATTTTAAGTATATTGGGATTTTACCTCCTAATATGACTTCTCATTTGTGTGAGATTAGAGTACAGATGTCACGAGTTAATTCTTCTAAAGTAGAAAAATATGTAATTAAAAAAATAGAATCTGAGCAGGATTTTCTAGAGTACTTAACTACAATTCTAAGTATTGTAGATAATCTTACTATTGAAGAACAACATTATTTTAAAGGAACATATTTTATAGGAAATTCTGAAAGTATTATTTCTGAAGAATTGAAATGTGCAGAAACAAGAATGATTCATATTAAGAAGAGTTGTATTATTAAATTTGCTCTGGCTATAGAAAAAGCAGTAATAATATAAAATGTAAATGGCATCTTTTGAGATGTTTTTTTTTGGAGGAAAGTATGAAAATAGGAAGATTGAAAAAAATATATATTTATTTACATATGAAATATTGTGAACTCACACATAAAAAATATTTAAAGAATTATATAGTTGTCTTTAGATATAAAAATAAAATAGGATATTTTTTAGATGCTGTAGGATTTAATAAAAGAGATGTAATTGATAAAACCAGGATGGTAGTATTTCATTCTGGTTTTTTTTATGGATTAAAAGATATGAGAAAGATTCAAGTAATTGCTATAGAGAGTGAGGATCAATTATGGATAAATATCTAGAATTTTTAGAAATGATGTTGAAGAAGGAAATAATTAGTAAAGAAACATACGAAAATTCATTAAGAAAATATGAGGAGGATAAATAATGATTTGGTTATTACTGATTATGGGAATAATGGTAATTTTATTATTCATATATTGTTGCTGTATAGTGGCTTCTAATTGTGATATGGAGGTGTTTTACAAATATGACAAAAAATAATTATGAAAAAATAAGAAATAAATTATTGAAATATGAAAAAGTTTCACTTGATGAAGTAAATGTAAATGATGTTGATGAAATAACTAAAATTAGAATTAACAAAAGAAAATCAAGTAATGAGAGAATGCTTGCTTTTTTAAATGAAGTAAAAAATCCATATATATTTAAAGTTAATGGAAAATTAGTAAGAATTAGGTTTTCTGATACAAATAAAACTGCTGATGATTGTTTAACGAATGTATTAAACAAATTATATAAATAGTTTTTGCACCTTATCAATTTTTATTATTTTTTATTATTCTTTATCTAAATAAAGGAGAATGTCTATGGCAGGTAGAGGAAAGAAAAAAATAAGTATTAATTTTGAACGAGAATGGTTGGTAGGAATTTATACTAGAAGATCATTCGATGATAATGAAGATTTTGAATCTAATACTATTATTAATCAAAAATCATTAATTAATAATTACATTTCAAAAGAAGATAATATGAAAATTATTGATTATTATGTTGATGATGGATATACAGGAACAGATTTTAATCGACCAGCATTCCAAGAAATGATGAATGATATAAAGGAAAAAAGAATTAATACTATAATTGTTAAAGACTTATCTAGATTAGGTAGAAATCATTTGGAGGTTGGTAGATATATCGAAGATATATTTCCTACATATAATATAAGGATAATAGCTATTAATGATAATGTTGATTCATTTAAAAGGCCAGAATCTATACAAGATTTAATTATTCCTATAAAGAATCTTATAAATGAATCATATGCAAGAGACATCTCTAAAAAGGTCTCATCAGCTTATCGAACTATGGCTAGTGAGGGTAAATATGTTGCAGGAACTTCTCCTTATGGATATACACTTGATAAAGAAGATAAACATCATTTAGTTATTGATGAGGAAGAATCAAAAATTGTAAAAGAAATATTTAATATGGCTCTTAATGGTGAAGGAAGAATAAAAATTGTTAAGTATCTTAATGATAACAATATTTATTGTAGAAAAGAATTACAACGAAGAAAAAAATACAAATTATCTTTAGATCCAATAGAAGAGAAGACAAAATATAGATGGTCAACATCTACAATTGGAAGAATGTTGACTAATGAAGTCTATATTGGTAATTTAACTCAATTACGGACGAAACGAGAAAGCTTTAAGAATCATAAAGTTATTAATGTGGATAAAGAAGATTGGGTAAGGTTTGAAAATACTCATGAACCTATTATTACTAAAAAAGATTTTGATAAAGTTCAAAAGAAAATAAAAATAAATTCCAAATATAAAATAAGAGATAAGGATAGAAAGTATTCCATATATAATGGGCTATTAAAATGTGGTGATTGTGGCAAAGCAATGTATAAGCAAGAAGATTTGAGAAGTAATCGACAACTATCAAATTATTTTTGTAGTACTTACTTATATTTAAGTAAAAGTAGTTGTACATCTCATAAGATTAAAACAGAAGATTTAAATAATATTGTTTTAGAAGCAATACAACTACAAATTAAATTAGTTATTGAACTAGAAAGAAGTCTAAAAAAATTATTTTTAAAAAACAACAAAGAAACAGTAGAAAGTCAGTATAAGAACAATGTAAGAATTGCAAAAATAAAAATAGAAAATTTAAATAATAAAAAACTTCAAATATATGAAGATTGGAAGTTTGAAGTAATTGATAAAAAAGAATATATAATTCAAACAAAAATGCTTGAAGATGAAATAAATAAATTAGAAGAGAATATCGAAATATATAGTAAAACATATAGAGAAAATATCAGAAGAATAAAGAAAAATGATTCATGGATTGATCATTACAAAAGAAATAGGAAAATAAAAAAGTTAACTAGAGATGTTTTATTAGAATTGATAGATACCATATATATAACAGAAGATGGTAATGTTGATATTATCTTTAAATATAGAAATGAATATAATGAGTTACTTTTATATTTAGAAGAAGGAGTTGAGAAAGAATGTCAAAATGGCAAGTTGGTATATATTTGAGATTATCATCTGATGACGACGATGATAAAGCAGAATCAAATAGTATAACTAATCAAAGAAATTTAATTAATTATTATTTGTCAAATTTAAAAGATATAAATGTTTATAAATGTTATTCTGATGATGGATATACAGGAACAGATTTTAATCGACCAGCATTCCAAGAAATGATGGAAAATATTAGAGAAAAAAGAATTAATTGTGTAATTGTTAAGGACTTATCAAGAGTTGGGAGAAATTACATAAACGTTGGGTACTTTATAGATGATACAATTCCAAGATATAATTTGAGATTTATCTCTGTTAATGACAACATTGATTCATATTTAAATCCTGAATCAAAAGATTCGTTAGATGTATTATTCAAAAATTTAATGAATGAAAGCTTTGCAAAAGATATATCAAAGAAAATAAGAACATCATTTGCAATTAGTAAAAGAAATGGTAACTTTATTGGAGCAATTGCTCCATACGGTTATTTAAAAGATTCAGATGATTATCATAAATTAGTTATTGATAAAGAAGCGGAAAAAACGGTAAAAAAAATATTTAATTTAGCTCTGTGTGGTAAAAGCAGGAGACAAATTGCGGATGATTTGAATAACAATCATATTTTAACTCCAAGCAATTATATGAAAACGTTTTATAATATTAAGACTCCAGGTTTATCGAGTAAATGGACTCCTTATATGGTTGATGCAATTTTGAAAAATAAAACATATATAGGATATCTTATTCAAGGTAAGGTTACCAAGGTTAGTCATAAAAATCATAAAGTAATTACTGTTCCAGAAAATGATTGGATTGTTGTACCAAATCATCATGAACCAATAATTACTGAGGATATTTTTAATCAAGTTCAAAATATTCTGTATAATAGAAATTCTAGGGTAAATAATGATGGGAATATGTATAAATATACTGGCTATTTAAAATGTGGTGATTGTGGATCAACTCTTCATAAGCAACATAGACCAAATGGTGATATAACTTTTTTTTACTGTGGTGCATATCGCAAAAAAAAAATTTGTACAAAACATTATATATTGGAAAGTGAGCTGGATTCCATAGTATTAGAGACACTAAACAAATATATTGACATAATAAGTAATATAGAAGATAAAATAGAAAAAAATTTTTCTGTTTCTTATGTTGAATATGAAAAAGAATCAAAAAAAATAAAAGTACTTGAATTAAAAAAAGAATTAGAAAAATATAAAAAACTATTAAATTGTGTTAAATCAGATTACGAAGAAGATAATATTTCTAAAAATAATTTTGAAAGATTTAAAGAAAAATATATGTATAAAATAAATGACATAAGATTAACTATTGAAGATTTAAGTAAAAACAATTATAGAGATGATAATATAAAAATAATAAATAAAATAAAATCAACAGGTCAATTAGAAAAAATAACAAGAAATATCGTTAATGAATTTATTGAGCGTATAAATGTATATGAAGAAAAAAGGTTGAAATAGTGTTTAAATATAGAAATGTATATGAAGATGCACTGTTGTACCTAAAAACTAAAGAAATATGATATAATTAGTAAGGAATGTTTCTGAAAAAGGAAGTGATAGTCTGAAAACAAAAAATGAAATTTATTTTATAAAATTCTATAAAAAGGGCAGACTTCCCCTTACCCCAAAGAAAGTTAAAAATTAAGCATCTAATTTATTG